CGAGCAATACGAATCCGGCGATGTTAGGACAGCTTTTAGATGAATTTAAAAATGAAGAAAACAATAGTTATCCAATATATAATATAACTGTTAATTCTGCCCCTCGTAATGAACAATTTTTATATGCTGGTACAGAGATATATGATAATCAATATTATTATATACCTTTAGATAATGGAGCTTTAGTACAAGATACAGAACTTGATTTAACTAATGGTTGCACCAATCAAAATATTCAAATCATGGCCTTTAATACATCAGATTATTCTTACGAATTAATGAGTCGATTAAATGGACCTATAACAAATATTGAAACAACTGGTAATATTACTTGTTATGATGGTGAAGATGGAATATATTTTTTAGTTACAGGCGATTGTACAATAACTTTATTATAATTATTACAAAAGACGAATTTATATTCGTCTTTTTTATTATCCTTACACTGCGGCAACCCAATAAAAAAAATTGAAAAAATCTCAAAATTCTTATATAATTAAATTAAGAATAGAAAGGAGAATTTCAAATGACATCAGGGGTAATAGCAATTGGCGGCACAATGGCCGGAATTATCATAGGATTTATTTTGGGATTTATTAGTGGAAGGAATAGTTAATAGAAAGGAAATTAAAAATGACAGGACTGATATTAAGCATTATAGTAGGTTTTATTTTAGGACTCATCAGTGAAAGGATATACTAAATGGAATATACACGTAATAGAGACCTCAACTACTACACCTCCCACCAAGGTCGTGTCAACTGCGGCAGTTATGCCCTTCGTCTCAACGAATGGTATGACCCCGAAGAATACTTCGATGAACTCGACATAGACCTCTTCGATTGGGTTGAAGAAATGGCACTTAACGGATATAGCAACTACGAAATAACAAACCAATATGTCGATATTCTAACCGAGGGCATGCTTCATGAGTTTGACAATGAACTCGAACTCTGCGACGGCCAGCCGCCTTCAACGTCCGACACCGAATTAATCGCACTCAATGGAATGTGCGTTTATGATGAAGAAGGTTCTGATGTTGACTTTCACTTCAAGGTACTGCGCGATGGTCATTGGTCGGAGAAACCAGGTTGTGACCCTGTGAAGTTTTGTGAGCTTGATGATTGGGGACGTTATATCGGAGAACCGGTTTATATGTATCATAAGATAGATATGAAAGGAGTAAACGAATGAGTGATGACTTAATCAATAAAAAAGAGGCATTAACTTTGTTGCAAAAACGTAGTCAACAATTAGTAGGAATATATGGCGATTTGGGTGGAGCTCTTAGTGGTGCAGCAAGATTAATTGATGAGTTGCCCACCGCAGATAGACCGAGTGGAACTTATACAAACAGCGAAAGTGATGTTGAATGGTATACAACAGAAGCAACTTGTAATTCATGTGGGGAGCCATGGATGGGTGCAAGAAACTTCTGTCCTAACTGTGGGGTGAGAATGAAAGGAAGTAGACGATGAATAATACAGACTTAATAGTTATATGGCTTGCCATACTCGTTCAAGGATTTTTGATTGGTTATCTGATGGGGAGAAACAAACGATGAAATATCTTGAAGCCACTGATTCTAACGGTACCGAACTATATATATTTCAATTAGAAAGTAATTTATTCATCTCCGTCCCAAAAGAACAATTACAATTCAAACCCTTATCACCCGAAGAGTTAAATGAAATGTGGAAGGAAGCCAATGACCTATGAAGCAGAAATTGCCGGTGATGCCGAACTATTCTTCGGAATCATGGAAACCAGAATAAAACAAGGCATCTGGACTCAAAAAGACGGCACTCAAATTAACATCAAAAACATGACAAACAGTCATATCAAAAATACCATAGATATGTTGAAAAGAAATAACAGCATATTCAGCGATGAATGGATAATTAGACTAAGAAAAGAACTTACTGAACGAAACCAAAAATGCGACTATTGCGAAAACTGGGAGGAATAAATGACAGTTAATGTATACACCAAAGAAGATAAAGTCAAATATATCGAACTCAACGTTGAAGTTGGTGAATACTTCACAATCCTCAAAGCACTCTGTACTTACGCAGGCAATCCAGAGATGCCATTGGAAGACCGCATACTTGCAGTTTCGATGAGCGATGATATGAATGAGAAAAATAAAATAGAGTTAGACGAGTTTAATTAATGTAGAGGTTATACGTATACTGCGCGCGGTCGTCTATGTTCGTGCAAGGACGGCAGATGATGTACGTCCAACATCGACCGGCCGCATTCAACGTACAACCTCTAAGTAAGGAGAAGCTAATGAAAATAACTTTTGATGTATGTGAAAGATGTGGAAAGATTCGAAATGACACTAAGGAATATAAAATTATTGCTTTTCAAAACAATCAGAACGATGGTGGATATAACCTATGCTATGCCTGCTATTACAAAATGACTCAACTATTAAATAATGAGTGCTATAGAAAAGGCGATGAAATAATGAAGGACTTCGTAATACAATTTAATAAACAATTCGGTCCTCAAGGAGATAATACCAATGGAAGATAACGATATCCCAATCCTCATATGTGTACTAATAATCGCATTAATTGCTCTAAAATATTTAATAATAATAATTTAACCAATAAAAAAGAGGGTATTAAACCCTCTTATTTTATTCATTAGATATTAATACGCACAATTGACCGTTAGAATCGACACCAATTGGATACAATCCTTCGGTTGTACCTATTGTACCCAATGAAGTTTCTGATTTAAGTTTAACTTTAACTGTATTTTGAGCACTAGTACCAGTAGTATAAGTAGTTGATAAACCAGTACTAACAACAAGTTTAGTACCAGCTTCTCTAACGGTAACACTCCAACCATTGTTTTTATTCAGTTTATATACATATACTTGGTCTCCTTGCTGTGATGCGGTATGTGAAGACACAGAACGATAATACTGAAACTCAAACTCTGTTGGATTTGTTTCATTATTAACATAAGCCAAGAAAGCCATTCGGGTTTGGCTACCAGACGCAGGATTACTACTAGATGAAGCGCGACAATAAACGACTTTGTTAGCTAAGTATGCTTCCAAAATCTCATTAAAGGTAGACTTACCATAGGCCCCAATATACATACCGGTAATATAACCTGAATCATTGTTTAAATCTGATGTATTTTCTGGCACAGTAACTTCTGCAATTCCATTTGCTACTACAGAAGTACCATTTACTTCTACGTCTGTAACTCCACTCACTGCAACCCCCTGTACTTTTGCACCGTCTGCGCTGTAAAAATATTTTCCATTGAGTACATCTTCTGATGTAGCTGTTGTATCTGAGATATCAATTAAAGTATCGCTTCCATATACTACTTTGTTGACATATGGGTTATCTGCCATAAGTCACCTCCTTAGCCAATCGTAATCGTTACACCACCGGCCGCATTGTCTGTCTCTGTATAAGGAATAGCATTGACGGTTACTTGTGACAGATAGTCATAGTTCGCATCTGGCACTATTACTTGTGCTACGTTCGACGGTGTAGCCGTTTTCGATTGCGCAGATACTCCTTCACCAGTATAACTACCAGTCACCCCTAAAATTTCAATGCCAGCCTTGATATTATTTGCAACTAACTTCGATTGCTCCGTAGCATCAATAGATACTGCGCCGGAGCCATCGTGGTAGCCTTGTGGGATTGTATAACTGCCAGCCTTTGTATTAATCGTACCTGTTACCGCACCTCTATTCGGCATAGTACCAGTAAGTTGCGTGCCTCTTGCATGCGCAGTCTTACCAGCTAAAATTTCTGCCACGGCCGCGGTGTCTTCTGACGTATCCGAATCAAACGTACACGTACCCGTAATCGGTGCACCAGACTTATCGTGAGCGGTAAAACCTTCTAATAGCTTATCCGCAGTAATTGTATCTGCACTTGTATCAAATTTAGTTTCCCCAAACCATACAAGTTTATTTACATATTGATTGTTTGCCATTATTCATCTCCTATAACGATTGTAATTCCACTCTCATTAGAAACTTCATAATATGGAATACCTTTAACTACCAAATCCTTAGTTAAAAGCTTATAATCTGTATTAATAACTTGGTCAGTCTTTGAAGGAGTAAAACTATATTCTCCGTTATATCTCCCCTCAACTGCCGACCCTATCGTCGCATTTAAACTCTGCTCGCCAGATAGGGCGCCTGTCATCGACGATTCTGCCGATAAGGCGCCCTTCATGGTATTTTCTGCAGAAAGCGACCCTCTAAGAACATCAATCTGTTCTATAGTGCCGTTCATTCCCATTAATCAATCTCCTCAGTTATCTCCAGTATCGCATTGGTAATAAACGTATCCACATCACCATCAGCATATGTAAGTTCTACATCATATCTATACTCACCAAATGGAAGCTTTTTTGTATCCTCTGGTGCGAGATGTAATAAGAGTGTATCAATAGGAATATTCTTTTTAATTATAGGTTTTAAATCTTTGTAGTTTTTCTTTGCGGCAAATCGTATTGTGTCTCCCACTTGAGGAGTATACTCATTGCCTTCAGAATTGGTAATTGCAATATGCGCCCTGAATGTATCCCCTCTTGTCAGGGTGATTGTTGTTCCATTAATAGAACTTGACATATAGATTTACCTCCATTGGTTTATTTTTTACAATTCTTAGCTGCTTCTAAGGTTCTAGGTCCAATAATTCCATCGCCTTCGCCTTTGCCGATTCGTTCTTCTTGGAATTGCTTAGTCCATTTTAATGTATTATCTCCATAAATACCATCTGCACTTCCAACCTTTCCATCAAAGTACCAATCAAGAAAAGCTTGCCATTGAGCAACTCGTTTACTTATTTCTCCATGACGAATATACATTTCAGTATTTACAGACCCATTAAATCTATGAACGCGAGGAAAAGTTTTATAACGAGCGTCAGTTAAATCAACTACATGAATTGAATTGTTCCATTTTTCAGAATTTCTTTTATTATCATCTCCACTTGCGGCTTCTGCAACTTTTCCGTTCCCAATATATAAGGCAACATGATTATCTTTGCATAATACATCTCCTGCTTTCAGTTCTGATTTTGCTGGATGTCCAAGGTTATCAAATAAGTTTGAAGTATCATAACCTCTTCCTTTATGGAAATCCCAACTTGTTCCTTTTTGGCATAATGAAAGTGCCTTAGGAACACAACCTCCATGCGCCCAAGCTGCACCAACAAATGGATTACAACAATAAGTAAATTGATAATCAACAATCCCTTTTTTAGAACGTCCGCCAGAAATAACGTTGGTACCACAGAAATAGCACCCATTATGATGAGCATTTATTTTTTTATCTGGACTCGTATATCCATAGTGGAAACGATTATCTCCTGCAATCCAAGCTGCCCATTTAATTGTATCAGCAATTACTTCTGCATTAGATTTAACTATTTTAGTGGTTGGAAGCTCAATTAAGAGTTTTTTTTTGCATCTAATAATTCATTTACTTTAGCTTGCACTTTATCATAATCGCAACCAGCAGCAATTAAATTCAGTTTACGAGCATCTCCGCTACCCCACTGACCATCTAATACTTCTTTTGCAAGTGTTTCAACTGATTTATTCTTTGCATCGCCAGTCCAACGAATAGCAACGTTTAAACCATTACGTAATTTCTTACCATAAGTTACATATTTACCAACATTACCACCAGAGCTATCAGCCATTAAACCGTCACCTATATATAAAGCAGTATGTTTATATTCATCGCCATTCGCGAAATAGGCTATAATGTCTCCTTTTCTTAGCTGAGCGACTGGAATCCCCTTTATGTTTCTAAGAACCTGTATCTCTTTAATACCAACGTATTTTTGAGCAAGTTTAAGAGCTTCCTCATATGTGGCAGCTTTTAAAATCTTTTCCCATGTAGCATTTGCAATTACTCCACAATTACAATTACAAGGAATTTGACCACCGTGATGCCAAGTAGCAAAAGCAAGACCAATACAGTTCCAACCATCTCCGCTGCCAGGATGACAAATAGGACATTGATGAGTCTTTACATCTTTAGCTTTCCAAGTTTTATATTTATACTTTTTACTATCGGCAATTTTCTTTGCCCAAGCGCAGATGTCATCTTGAACTGTTGTCTTAGAAGCAATTACCGCGTTAATTCTATCTTGAATTACTTTATATACGTATCCAGCTTCTTCAAGTCTTTGTTTACGAACATCGCCGTTGCCCCATTTACCATCAAGAACCTCATCAACAACAGTTAAAATTTGATTAACTCTTTCTTGAACTTCATCGTAGTTATAGCCTGCAGCTTCTAAATTAGCTTTACGCTTCGCGCCAGAACCCCACTTTCCTTCTAATACTTCACCAGCAATTACATCAATGTTTGTTGGGTCAACAACAGTTTCTATTACTGGTTCTTGTTCAGTTACATCGGGCTCGTCTTCTATTGGCTCTGGGTCATCAATGGTTGGCTCAGATGGCGCTGATTCAACAGGGGTCTCAACTTCAGGTTCAGGTTCAACGTCCGTTGTATCAATAGGCTCTTCTATTGGCTCTACGACCTCTGGTTCTTTTTCATCAGTCGTGGATTCTGTAGGTTCTGTTGGTTCCTCTGAATCAAAAAATGCTATAAAACTTTCAATTATAGCAACCAACTTTTTTAAAAAATTAATTACCTTTTTCATAAACCACCTCTAAAACTTCTTATAACACCAGTTTACATCGACCTTATCTGCAATTCCAGGTACAGACTCGGAAGAACTATATTGCCACATATCGTAGTCACCCTTATAGTCACAAGTTTTATTATATTGCGCTACCCACTTAGTATGTGAAGCAGTAATTTTTCCGATTTTATTGTTAAACCAACTCAAACTTGCATAGACTCCAGGTTTATAACCAGCTTTTTCAATAGTCTCGCAAAAAGTATTACATACTGATGCAAGTGTTGACTTTGATTGTTTACCTTGGGCATCGTTATCTTCCATGTCGATATAAACTGGATAAGTTATTTTCTTATTTTTAAGATGCTTGATTACAAAATTGGCTTCTTCTTTAGCTTTAGCAGTAGTAGTAGCAAGAGAATAATAGTATACGCCTATTGGTAATCCTGCGGCAGTTGCATTGGCGTAGTTGTTTTCAAATACCTTATCAATTGTAGGGGTCTTTCCAGAACTCCCTGTATATCCAATTCTTAAAATAACAAATTGAATACCTGACTCTTTTGCTTTTTTGAACTTAGCTAAACTAATATTTCCTTGCCAAGCACTTATATCCATGCCTTTTATCTTCGTAGATGTACTCTGCGCCGGTGTGGTATTTTGTTGCGATGAGCTTGGGTCTAATTTAGAATTAATCCATTTTTGAACCGCGCGCGAAGTGTTTGGACCCCAATATCCATCTGGATTATCCATATCTAAATATTTCTGGAAAGTTCTTATGGTATTTGGTCCAAGTTGTCCATCAATACCATTAAGTTCTAAAAGATTTTGCAGCTTACGAACAGTAGCACTGCCACCACGACTATAATGAATAACCTCATCAAAACCTTTATGATATTGTTCAAGCTTTAATAACTGCCCACCAATTATACCATCTTGTGTTGTACCAAGAACCTTTTGTAATGCTTTTACAGAATGTGTACCAAACACACCGTCTACGGCTATCTTTTTTGGTTCGGCCGCACTCGACGTACTTGTAGACGTATCAGTAGATGGTTTAACAGTTGTTTCTTTCTTCTCAACAATCCACATCTGAGATATCGTACCCTTCATTGAGTTTTCATAGGTGTAATATCCATCATGGTCTCTACCACCACTATCTTTGGTATAGAAATAATGCTTTCCATTTTTTACATAGTAGTCTGTAAAAGCCACATAGTGACCGCTTGCAGTCCAAACTATACCATTTGGTCCACTACCACTACCAAATAGAATAACACCAATTCTGTTTCCCTTATTTAATTCTTTCCATGCTTTACTCATTGGGTCATCTCTATCAATATGAACAACTTTATCATATCCATAGTGTTTTAAAGTTGCTGGTATACCGCTCCATCTGGTACCTTGATTAGTAACCGCAAAGCCTTGTGCAACCATCCATTTGCGTATCGGCTCTGGTGTATAATTTTTATATTTGTCTTGCTCAATTATACAATGTGTGCAAGCAACACAGCCACACCCATTACCTGAAAAAGATGAAGCTTTTACTGGATAAGGCTTGCTACCCCAACGAGAATCATATTGCTTATAAATCGTTTTGTTCATCGTTTTCTTCCTCGATTACTTCCTCATCTTCTGGTACGATAACATCGCCAATATAGCCGTCTTTCTTTTGGGCTTTTAACTGACGAGTAATACCAGTACCTTGACACGCCTCTTCGGTGAAATCGTTATTAAAGTAAGTTGTAAGTGCATCGACAACAAGTCCAGACACTACGATAATAACCGCGCAAAGTCCAACGAGCCAAGGGGCGTTGATTTGCTTGCTGAGTTCACCAATAGAAACTTGCCACATACAAAATGCGGTATAAATTGAGAAAGCAATACGAAGTATTGTTCTAATTTTTGTTCCTTTATTCATCTAGTTACCTCCTTTAAGTTGATATAGATTATATTCCTTTATATAAGTGGAGTTTTATAAATAAAACTCTACTAAATAAAAAAGACCACCAAAGTGGTCTAAAATTTATTTGTCAATTGATTTCCAAGTTCCATTAACATTTACATATCCGGCAGTCGCTGGTTTCCAAGTTCCATTTATATTCAAATATACTGCACCATGTTTCCAAGTGCCACTTACATTTGAATGTACGGGGACTCCAGTAATTTTTATTGTAGTTGACCCCGTTACATCGTTATAATTTGTTTTAGTGGCCTTATAATAAACTGTTGTAGTACCTGGATTAGTTCGAGTTACCGCACTCATTGCCACATTTGAAGTACCTGCAGTTACACTGTTTCCATATGAAGTCGATGTACCATATGATATAGTAGTAGATGCCACATTAGATTTTATAGATGCAGAGTGCGCAGCTCCATTATAAATTGCATTATATGCTGTTGGAGTAATTATTAAAGTTGCGTTATTAATAGTAAAAGTAATAGTAGAATCTTTAGTACCACTATTATAATTTCCATTACCGGCTGCAGTAGCTCTAATTACAATTGTATAAGTGCCAACAGGAGTATTAGCTGCAACTGTTAATGTAGTAGTGCTTAAGCTAAAATATGAAACCGTTGTACTACCAGACTTCTGACTATTAATTGCATATGACAATGTACCTTGAGCTCCCGTTGCCGCGGTTGTAGCTTGAGTTTGAGCTGCAGTACTAAAGGTTTTACTATATGATTGTGTAGCTGTATATGCTAATGGATTTGTGGCTTTATCTACAGTAACAGTGACTGTTGAGTCTATAGTTTTAGAATTATAATTTCCATTACCAGCCGCTGCTGCACGTACAACTACGGTATATGTATTTGCAGGAGTATTAGCAGCCATTGTTAATACTCTAGTTGAAGTATTAAAACTAAAGTAACTGACTGCTGTAGAGCCTTGCTTTTGCGATTGTAATGAATAAGTTACTGTACCCTGTGCGCTTGCAGTAGCATTAAGAGTCTTTGTTTGAGCACCTGTTGAAAAAGTAGGTGCCCATGATTGTGCTGCATAAGTCATTGGATTTGTGGCTTTACTTATATGTATAGTAGTACTACCAGTAACCGTAACATATCCAGTTTTAGTAACTTGATAATAAACATTTTTACTATCTGATACATTAGTAGCAGATACAGATGATAATGTATAGACTGTACCATTAGTAGAATTAGTCGTTGCAGTATAATCATATGAAGACGAAGAAGTTCCATACTTTATAGTAGCACCATCAACATTTACACTAACTTTTCCATAATGTGCGGTACCCGTATATGTGGCATCTCCTTTCATGGCGGTAACTGTCATTGTGCTTAATGCAGGCACATCAATAGTAAAAGTTCCTACCGGTACAGTTGAAACTCCCTTCCACGTAGAAGGAGACTTAGCTTCGGCGGTTGTTGTAACAGAAAATGTTTGAGCACTAGCTGTTTTAGTATATGTTTTACTAAAATTAATAACCTCCCAAGCATTATCTAAACCACCATGTATTGTATATTCAGGAGAGTTTGAAAAAGAAGCCTCTTGCGTTCCATTAATTGTAAGAGTTGCATAAAAATTACCTTTTGAAAAACGCAACTGACTACTTGCGGAAGCATCGAAGAAAAACTTTACTTTAATGTTTACAGTAAAAGTATCGCCGTTATCCGTATAAGTATACTCTGTTAAGTTTTTCCAAGTATAAGTATGACCGCTATATTTTGTCGAAACATTATTACCATAATAAATAGCCATGAGTTACCTCCTATGCAGTATATGTGAACCAAATATCCCCATTGGAGCCACCAGATGGTCCAGAAGTTGAAACTGTAATAGAATGACCATTTATTTTTGAGGCATTACCGGCTGTTATATTGGCTGGAGAAATCGATCCCAACTCATATCCATTCCAAGATGCTAACCAAGAAGTAGAAGATTGTCCCGCTTTGCCATAAGTTATTGTAATTGCATTACCATTACTACTATCTCTTACTTGTGTTGCTTTGCCATTAAATTGAGTTGCTGTAATCTGTGCTGGAAAAGTTGCGTTTTGGTCATTATCATATGAATATAAATGTCCAGTTTTAGCCATATTGGACGGAGTTGTCCATCCTTGACCTCCAAAACCACAAATACGATAAATATTCAATCCATTATAAGTAGTACTGCCACCATTAGCTTTAAAAATAAAACGTAATCTACCATATTGAGAACCCGCTGTGTTACCATAAGTAGTAATGCTTTCAGTATTAATAATATTCCAACCAGACCACCCGGATAGTGCAACATCAGACACAACATTAACATAAGTGGTGGGGGTACTTTCCAATGCTTTCTGAATTGTTACCGTAGACGAGTTACTACCATTTGTTGATACATAAAAAGCAAACTTATTAATTGCTGAATATATTCCTGCATCATGAGTGCTAAGGGTTACCCTTAATTGATATTTATTAGTATTAGCAGTTGCTTTATTTGTTGAATCATGTTTTCCAATTCCATATGCTACAGAACCAGTTGCAAATAAGCTAACTTTATTTGCACCAGTATTGCCATAATCGGTCCAAGTAGAACCACCATCACGAGAATATTCAATGGTAATGCCAGCTTCTTTAGCAAACATAAAACGATTTGCACCCAAATCAGCAATCATTGCCGCATCAATACATCCGTATTCTCCTGCGAAGTTTTTCCCTCCCCACTGTAAATTCGCTTCATAAGGACTAACTCCGCCATTACTAATACTAAAAGTAGTTCCGCTTAAACTTAACCCCGTACCAGCGGAATAAGTAGTATTATTATCTTGTTGAGTAAAAGTACCTGTATTACCCCACAAGGTTGTATACGTAAATGTAGTACCACTTCGAGTAATAGACTTGATAGCATCCCCTACATTAACTGCACCTTCTTTTATATAAACAGTACCATCTATAGTCATAGAAACCTGACCATTACTAGGATTATTATCTCTAAAACCCATACCGCCACCTGCAGTTGTCGCATAACAACCTAATACGGTTCCAGTCTGATTACCCCATGTCATTGATGTAGAGGCTGAAGAAAATGCAGCAAGTCTTGTAGCAACTGTAGCACTACTTGCACTACTTGCACTACCGGCGCTATTAGCATAATTCGCTTTTGATGCAGCAGTTACAGTCGTTTGGGTGGTACCACCAAAAGCAGATACATTAGAAATAGTAAATAAATCAGAATAATCTGTTATTTGAGTATATCCATTTACAACATCCGTTATTGCAACTCCTGTATAATCACCACCATCAAAACCAACCCACAAATTATTTGCAGAATCATAACCAAAATAAACAGAAATAGTTTCTGTTCCATCACTATCAGCAATTAATCTAGCTTCTGGCTGATACCAATAATTTGAACCATATTGATACCCACTTATCATTACTTTAGTAGCTCGATAGCTTTGATATAAAGTTACTACAAAAGATAACATCCAAGAGGTGGTTGAATTAATTTTAATTTTAATTTTAGTAGTATTTCCTGTGCCACCATAATGAGCAGCAGCAAATATACCTTGGGCTGGTTTGGTAGCTTTTAAAACTCCTGTCATTGTACCACCTGCCAAAGGCAAATAAGCAGTACTTGTATATGCATTACTTCCCAATCCTAAAATGGATTTTATATTTGCTAGAGTTGACTTTCTCAAAAAACCATCACTATTCGCATACATTATATATGATGAGGTTGTCGGTGTTTCAGCGCCACTTGATTGATTTAAATATGATGCGTATAAATATCCATTCGCAGTACGCACAGCTATTGAATTATTATCTTTAGCGGTAGACAAAGCATGTCCATTAATTGTATTGGCTTGTAAGTTATTCGCAAAACTTGCACTTCCACTTACAACCAATTGCCCCGCATTTAAATCGTCAATTGAAACTGTATCTCCAAAAGTAGTCGGTCCAGTTACACTACCGCCAGTCAGCTTTAAATAATTCGTATCTGCTTTACCTTTTATATAATTCCAAGCGTGCGTAGCCGGGCGTCGATAATATAAGTTTGTATCCCCTGTTGTATCACTAGTAACTATAAGCGTATTGTCTGTCCAGTTTGCAGTGGCAGTATCAATCGAATCAATTAACGCATTGGCAGTACTTTTTGCGGTAACTGGTTGTATATGTCCATCTGCATCCACATATACCGGAAGTGACGCACTCCCAACTGCGGTTGCTTCAGTTGCAGTAACTACTCGTCTACCTCCCCAAAGTAAGCTACCGCCATTGTTAGTTGCTCCTGGATTACCTACTAATTGAGTATAAACCGCATTTTCATTCTCATCTTTTGTTCTTGCAAAGAATACAAACTGCCCCGCATTAGTTCTCCCTGTCTTAGATGAACGAAATGCCGCGCCGGCGCCAGCGATAGAGGTCCAATCCCAACCCATATCCATGTTATCACGTTCATTATCTCCACCACTTCCACTAGTCATTCTAAAACCAGCACTATCACCATCATAACCAGGCATTGAAAAACTGTCGCCAATAACTATACCGGCAGATGTAAGTGCACCAACCGCTAAAGTTCCTGTAGATGGTTGAACTTCTACATCAATTGCAGCATATACTTGATTTGTTGCAGTTGACACTGCACCACCACTTGAATTAGTTGTATAGTGTAATAAAACCTTTCTCCAAGCCGTAGATGTAGAAGCGGATTGAAGAACTTTATTGTCGGTTGTTACAAACCCACTATCGTTCGTTAAATGACTCGTTTTTGTCGGTACATTAAAACTAACCGCACCACTTGACACATCAATCGTTGAATGCGCGCCCGCAGTCGTTTTTATACTTGTAATAGTACCTGATTTACTATATATATCATAAGAGGTTCCATCAACTGTAATAGTTGCAGATTTCGTACCTTCAACTAAAGCCCTACTAACTGTAACTGAACTTATTGCTCCAACTTCTTGAGCAGTATATGTTGGTTTCGTTGTGGCCTTTGCCCAAGCTGGAACTGTTGGGTCAGTTTCTGTATAATCAGTTATAAATTCTAAATCATTTTTAAGCTGTGAAACGTTAGTAGGTATATCATCAGTTAAAGCAACCGTCCCTTGTTTATTTGGCAATAAAATATAATATCCTGTGCCCTCTCCAGTTGTACTAGATTGCAACACAGAATAACTTCCTTCTTCACCATATAAAATTAAGCTACCTCGTTTACTTCCCGTTTCACCTACGGGAATATAATTTCCCAAAGATAAAGAAGCATTACCGCCTTCTCCCTCTTCTTCTCCTTCAAAACTATCGTATTGTAATCCTGTACTATCCCACTGTCTAGAAGAAGTGGTATTAGCCATACCACTTCCAAGAATAGGATAATATGTAATTCCCGAAGTAATTTCTGAAACTTTTAACTTTTCATCGGCAATTTCATATCTATCATTACCTATACGTAAATAACGCATTATTGCCATAATCTTAACCTCAATTTATTATTTTATAGGTCTAATCAGTAATAGGTTGTATAAAAAGAGTAACCTCTTGATTAGAATCATTATAAGAAGAAGCTAACTCAACTTCAATCCCACTACTTCCTCCACTACCTATATTATAAATTTCTCCATTTGGCAACTGTATTTGAGTAATTACACCGTCTGCCATTTTCTAATTCTCCTTATGAATTACCTTTAGTAACATTTACATCAGTAGTTCCCATCAGAACAGTCACTTGGTCTTTTGAATTCCAAGTAGTGTTTGCACCACTGGCGGTAGCTTTAATATTTGTTGTATTTGGCGCAACCGCAGTTCCACTGGCTGAAGCTCCTAAATAAGTTGTATTAGTCGTCGCTGCACCAAAAGTTAAAATACCATTATTAACACTAACACCCTTAAGCCAATCTGTGTTAGTTGAACTTTCAGTTGACCCACCAGTAGCAACTTGCACTCTTCCAGTAGCAGTATCTGCATTAGCTGAAAGTCTTACAGTAGGCTGAGTAACACTGCCAATTCCAGTAGCCACCGTCACAGTTCCAGCCCCTTGTGGAGCATCAGTTTCTAAAGTAATGGTTGGCTGAGTAATTGTAAAAGTTGCATCTGAGCCGATAACTGTATCGGTTTGCTTTGCAAGAGAAACATCAGTAACTACATTTGATAAGTCAACCTGTGTATCTCCAATTCGTTCCCAAGTTTTACTACCATCTGGCCCTACTGGTACATACTCATCATATGTATCTCCAGCACTAGATTGCGTATCTGATTTTACCAAATAAAAAGTTCCTGGTACTGCATTATTTGCATTTAAAGTACCTGTATATTGCGTTCCTTGATAAGTAACTACTACTCCCGCTGGGATATTAGTTACTACTGGTTCACTAGTACCATCATATACCGCATTAAAAGAAACTCCGCCACTAATGGCCGCACTTAAAGCTTCCACTACATCTCTAATTTCTCTATCTGCAATAAAATATGTATTACCAGATGGTAAAGTAATTTTTTCTATGACAGGAATGTTTACATCTATATAAGCCATTTTCCTCTCCTTAATCTCTATTAAAAACTAACGCCCCATTAATTAATTCAGCGTTATCATTAACATTTAACTTATTATTCCAAAAATTTCTGTCTTGTTCAGACACATGAACATCTGGATTATTGATATGTCCCATTATATAAGAACGTAATTCCTCATCTACAAAAGGAAGGTCTTGAACATAAGCCCGTCCATCTCCTACCTTAACACCTGGAATATATACGTTTTTAGTCTGACCATCAATTTCTTTTTGAACTGTTTGATAATCAGTATATATAATAATTTCTCCGTCAAAAGGAATAAAACCTCGCGCTCTATTCCAATTTGCTGTTGTATCTCGTTTGTTTTGAACTCTTACATCAACTGTAGCACCCATAAATCCTCCTATATATTTGTGGTACTTGTGCCACAATTAAGTATTAAACTATCTAATTTAATTTCATTATCATCAATAACTATACCATTACTTGCGGTATAATTATTAATTTTAAGGTCTTGCGAAGTCATTGAACCTTTTAATCTAACCCCATTGATATAGGGTAAATTAAAAAGTAAGTTATAGTCTGTTGTACCTTCTGTACTACTATAACTTGTTTGATAAGGAAGCTCGCTCCATTTTGAACTTCCATCGCCAATTTTAAACTTATTTAAATCCGTACTCAGCGCCGGTTCGCCATCGCGCAGAATCGGGTCTCGCTCAATCCATTCTGGTTCGGTGGCGCGCCGAAACTGGATAACCGCTTTTACTCGTCTTCGTCTAATAGCCATATCCGTCTACACCTCCGCCATCGTAAAAGATTATCTCGTCATACCACGTATCTTCTTCTGGTTTGTTGTTGAGGTCTGATTTAGCATCAATTGAGTTATCTAATTTATCAATTGAGGTGTTGAAAGAGGATTGTGACTTTTCAAATTGTACGGGTACTGATGAAGATGAAGACGTTTTGTCAAGCTTAACCTTGAAATTTGAATTAGAGTTAAACTTGACGTTAAAGGTACGGTCTACCTCACTCATTTTCGTTTGTATCCTATTCATTACTCGATAACTCCATCTTTAAGTACGCCAAAAATGCGCTCTGTAATAGGGTCAGAAGCGTAAGCTTCGCCGTCTGTACCTAAAACGCGCACTTGAATTACTGCAATATTTTTTCTCGCCGCAGGATAAAAGGTAAAAGCAAGTGTCTCTTCTTGGGTGAGATGAACAGTGACTTTTGAACTTGGTGCCGGTGTGATATCTTCATCGGTTAAAGATTCGACGTTGGCATTCTCAGTTTCAAAATTAGTATCTTCGATTGAAACTCCTTCTTCACCCAATTGTTTATCGAGAATTACCTCATCATTCTGCATATATGTTATATATAAAGTATCAATTTGGTCTGACGTTAACGGCAGAACAAAACTATGATACGGAGTTGTTCCTCTTACTATCATAACAATCCTCTCCTTAAAATTTCTCTACATATTAAGTAGCGATTGACCTTAATAACTCCACCATTTTCAGATATAAGAAAAAAGAACGAGAACTGGCTCGTTCTTAATTCTTTTACTTGATACAAACTACTTTAACCAGACCCTCTCCTACTTCATAGTATTCAGATATTTCATAGCCTGAAAATACGTATGAGTGTCTATCCGTTTCAATTGCGAATAAGTTACCAAGTTCGTCGATGAGGTAATCAATATCGTTGGTGCGGACGATAAGGTCGATTACACTGACGGGCTCATCGTGGGAGTGGTCGATATAATGGCTAAATTCGACTAGTTCGTATTCTGCTTTAAAAGTTTTAATTTGCATAAGTATTTCCTCCGTAGAAATAGAATTGTCATATAGTCTAATATGAGGATTCTATTATCCTCTATTTAAAGTATATAATAAAATTGATTTAATGTCAAATTTTAAGCTTATGTAGAAGTTGTACGTTGAGAGCGCGCGGTCAACCTCTTGGACGACTAAGTTGAACTTTCTCAAAAATAAGTTGGGCGGCCGCCCCTCAACATACAACATATACGAAAAACGGGTACATAAGTACCCGTCTTTCCTTACTTATTCATTTTTGTAATAGCTTCTTGAATGACTGTCTTAATCGTCTGGTCAGTGGTCTCATTCATCATAGACTTTAACTCTTCTACCATCTCTGCTTTCGACCCTGTTCTACTATATCCTCTTGCCATTGGTTGGTCATACTGCGGAGTCATATACATATAAGAGTTTCTATCAACATCATACACCATGCGGCCGCCGTATGAGTTTCCACCCATACCATATGAATTCTGCGGGCCAGCATATGACATATGACCTGGTTGATAGTCAGCATCTATGTAATACTTTCTCTGACTATATCCCGGAATCATAAGTGCCTGAGACTCTTCTTTTTCCTTATCAAAGTGCTCAATTTTGCCTAAGTTTTTCTCAGTCTCAATTAAGTCCTTTAATATATCCAGCGATTCATGAGTTAAATTGCCTTTCTTTGCAATTTCCTCAATCTCCCCACAAAGCATCGCGCGGAGAGCATCCATTGTTTTCTTTTCCATACATATACCTCCTATGCGATTCTATTGATTACCAAGTTAGAATTGGTTACATTGATTGCTGGTGCAGGTGTACCTGCCGCATCGTCGACAATTCCGCTTACTGCGCGAACGCTAACCGAGAAGCAACATCCACGTGGGACTGTTATAATAGCGGTTGAAGTTACGTTGTTATATTCTTCTACCGCAGCCGGTGTCACAATCGCGCGCGAAGTCGTTCTGGCTTCGCCATTAACTGCAATTGAAACTGCAATCGGTCCAACCGTCCCGCCTTCTGGAACAGCGATATTTCCATTAAAAGTAACTTGGTATCTTGCAAAGCAATTAGGAGTAGCGCCTCTCAGAATAAAAATCCCAGTTTCGTCTTCATGGATTACATATCCATTCTGACACGGAATAGAAGCACTGAATACTATTGGTTGATTAAGTTCAACCAGTTGAGTAGCATTAGCTAAATATTCTGCCATAGTACTACCTCCTAATTAAAATGCACAACCGCAACCGCAACCACAGCTATTTATGCTATTGCATCCGCAGCCATTCGGGTTCTGAACGATATATGCTGGGCGTGGAACTGGTGCAAGGTATTGCTCCAGAGCATTAGTCTGTGCATCGTTGTTTGCGAGAATTTGAGCTGTCTGTGCGCTCTGTGAAGCAGCGAGATTAGCCATTGTAAGCTGTCTCTCAAGGTCAGCAATTCTCTCATTCTTCGCATCGATTTTGTCGTTGCACATTTGGTCAAGAATGCGTTGTACTCCCGCACTCTGCGACTCAAGAACATCTCTCAGGCCATCTGCAAGAGCAGTTCTGTCAGCGCAATTCTCTGTTGCAATTGTATACTTGAGGTCAGCCGATGCAAGGCGATTCTCGCAGCAGCAATCAGCGAATTGAGACTGAAGTCCAAATGCCTGTTGCATGTTTGCCATTTGACGAGCATTAGCAGCGATTTCACTCTGCGCGAAACCGTTAGAGATTGCAGCATTGACACCAGCGAATCCGTTACAGAGCGAAGAAGCAGTATCAACGAAACCATTTGTGACTGCGCTTTGGATACCATTGAGTCCACCCATTACTGCGCTCTGGTCGAAACCACGCTGAACCTCGCTGTAGGTGCCATAGCCACCGTTGCCGTTTCCACCCCAGTTACCCCAGTTACCATTGAAGATAAAGAGGAAAAGGATGATGAGCCACCAAGCGCCATCTCCGCCCCAGTTGCCGAAGCCTCCATTGTTTCCTGTGACAGCAGCGATATCTGCTGCACTTAATCCATTACCATCTGTAAGTGACATTTAGTCTACCTCCTTAAAAATTAGATTTTAGTGAGATAGACACAAGACTTTATTATTTAAGTAATTGACGTAATTGGTTCGCCGTCTGAGCAAATTGTTTGAATTGCTCCTGACTCATGCGACCCGATTGTAAAAGTTGCTTTACTTGCTGTTCTGGATTGCCAGAAAAAGTAGAGCTAAATTGTTTGAATTGAGAAAGAAGATTGGTCATATTATTGATTGGACTGGGGTTAAAATCGTTATATAAGGAACTCATTTTTCTTTACCTCCTTCTTCTCTTGTTTTGGTTGTTCTTTTGGTTTTAAATCTGCGAGTATACGTTCAAGTTCTTCGTGGGTGACGTATGTATTCCGCGCCGATGCGGTTGAGTCTTCGGTTGCGACCTTGGATACCTCTTTGTATTCGAAGATGCGGAGAGGTAATGGCATACCAGAGATGTCAGATGATTTGACATAGAATACGTTTGTCTCACTATCCATTAATAAAACCTTCTGACCTGGTGCTACTGGTACTGACTTTGCGCCCGCTTCACCTTGTACCCAGTTGATTGCATTTACTTGTTGAGATGTCGATTGCGCCGGTGTCATCCATGTCTGTGCAGGGGCTGCAGTCGCGCCGTATGCGTAGGTCGGAGACGTATACGTCTGCGGGAAATAATTATTATAGCCCATAGTTAACTCCTTTTAAAATAATATAATGGTATCTCGTTGCCAGAATCCCATGAATCGTAGTAGTCTCCATCTATAACACACACTACATGTTCTCCAGTTCCGAGAATAAATGTGCCATATGGACTATTATAACAAAAATCTCTAACTGTATAGCAATCGGGACATAGGTCTGGCATTTGATACTTTTTAAAACCTTGTTGTTTAAGAAACGTACCCCATACTCTATTTGCCGATGGCATATCGCACATTTCAAAGCCTTGGCGCGCGAGTGCGTTATAGGTTTGTTCCCATGTGAGATTAAGCGCACGTGAAATCGCGCGGATAGTGCAGTCGCCAACGGATAAGCCGAGTGGGTTTGGATTGTAGTAGACGTAAGACATTATAAACCTCCTGTGTAGGGTTGAGCCTAGAGAAGTTATTTGAAATAGTTTATCCCTAGGCTCAAGGAATTAAGTCTTGTGCCTATCAGCGGATTAGGTAAGGAAGTTCAGGTAGGTGTCTTGGTAAGTTGAGCTTATTTGTAAAAAGGTTGAACTTCCTTACTCATAAGGAAAGTGGTTTTTGGATTGGGAGGTTATAACTTTTTGAGTCAGGAGTTAAAAAATTTTTGCAATAAAAAAGACCTCGGTTTGAGGTCTAATTTAAAAATACTTATAATTCTATTATGATAAATGTTTAATTGCTTCTTTCAATTCTTCGATTTCCGTTTTTAGTTCTTGTGCCATTTTTACTAAATGCGGAATGAACTCTTCATACCCAAGGGCATAATATCCTTCTGGGTCTTTTTTTACTATATTGTAACCATCTGAATCATAACCGACTTCGGACAAGGCTTGCTTTACTTCTTGCGCTCCGAAACCAAAATATTTTCCATTATGTTGGAAATTCTTCTGCTCTTCGGTCCACTCAAATTCGAAAGGCTTTAACCTCATAATTAATTCAGAAGAACGTTTATCAAGCAATGAAATATTATGCTTTAACCTTAAATCTGAAGTACTATAAGCATGACTGCCACGGAACGATGTACCATTAACATAGGTTGCACAATCGGAATTTCCGAGATTTATAGTATTGTTAGTGCTAATATAAATCAGAGCTTTATATGAACCGCTAGTATTTGCACCCTGAAGCGATGTGTTGTTTTTCAATCGAATATTAGAACCAGAAGTAATAACACCACTAGAGGTTATTGCTCCACCAGAAGCAATAACGCCACTAGAGGTTATTGCTCCGCTCTTAAGCGCCCCACCAATATCAACTGTTCCAGTTATATAGGCTGTACCATTTACATAAAGTGTAGGACTATAAGTCGTGGTAGTATTAATCATTAAACGCGCACTATCAATTTTTATAACCCCATCACTATTGGCCAAGTATGCAACATCTTTTATTGTATGGTGATTCATATCTAAAGTACAATCTATATTTATTGCTCCACTAGTATAGTTACCTATAGTTGCATTATCTTGTACATATATTAACCTAAATATATTGCCTCCACTTGAATCTTTTGCAGTCAAACCTACAAATCCTGGACGAGTTGTTGTTGTAGCTCTATTTAAACATAAACTCAACCCATATAAATTTGTATTTTTATTATAATATGTATAGCTTAAGTTTCCAACATTTATACTATTTTTTGTAAACGTTATTGCACCACTGCCCAATACTATTTTATCTTTACTACTATCACTAAAAATACTAATCGCACTAGAATCAAGACTTATATATGCAGCACTGGTTTTTCCAATCTGAACCGTTGAACCAAAACGAGCTTGTATATTTGTGGATCCAGTTCCACTTCCATCATATATAGTAAGTCCATTACCATCAACAATCGCTCTTGTACGATAAGTTGAATTAACATAATCACGAGCAGTAAATGTATTTGCAGTTATTTTACCAATTATTGTAGCAGCAGATGCATATAAAGTTCCACTTGTGTTTACATAAAAAGTATTAGTACTTCCATTACCTGCACCGATACCACTCATTGTAAGTGTTAAACCTGAGGTTATAGCATTATAAGTGGTACGCTTTGAATTAGTTGTAATTATACCTGCGGTTAAAGTACCCATATTAGCTGTAATAGCGGATAATGTATTTGCATTTATTTGAGTTGCTTTAATTGTTGCTGTTGAAATAGCATTATTAGAAATTTGAGTAATTTGTGCAGTTGTAGGTATATCAGATTTATTTGCTACATTATCTTTACCACTTACATTGTTCCAAGAAATAGAACAGTTCGAACCTAAAGTTACTTTTGAACTTGTTATAGTAATACCATTCGTCCCACCAAAAGTCGCACTAGTCGCAGTTAAATCTCCTGCAGCAGTTACCTTAAAACTTCCTAAAGTAATAGTACCAGTTTTAATATTAAGTCCCGTCCCATCAAGTGAAGCCGCTATTGTTCCGTCCGGTTCATAAAAATATGTGGTCGTACCATATTGAGCTAATTTTGCGCCTCCAACATAAATTCCAACACCATTTCCATCTATTTTTGTACCAGTAGCTCCTGCGCCAGTAGAGGCATTTGTTGGACGTTTCCCCGCGGGAGTGACCCAAATTCCATTATTATCAATCTGTGTAATATAATCTGACGCTATTGCTTCTTGTCCAGGAACCCAACCGGTAGCTATGGCCCCTTCTTCAAGTTTTAATCCACAAACTTCGAACCAACCATTAGCTGGAACAGCATTTACATATACATAACCAGCAGAATATGAAGCATTTTGTGTTCCAGTAAGACGCAAGGTTGCACTAAAATAAGTCCAAGAAGTATCGGTCATTCCAACTTGTTTAGTCCCCGTAGTTTGAGTGCTAGATGCCCAAATCGGTTGGAAGTCAACAGTCAATCCACTAACAGAAGCTCTTACCCAACCTGATAAAGTATAAAGCTTATTTGTTTGTATAGTTGTTAGACCATCTTGAGCAAAACCTATCCGCGTTGCAGAACTACCTCCATTTATAACTCGTATCGCCCCAATTATACCGTTTGGATGAGGGTTAGCCGCAGATACGTGACTAACTGTTCCTCCAGAAGCCCTAAAGGTTCCAGTAGCCCAAGCTCCACCGCCCACTTTCATATCTGCTGTATCTCTAAGTAAATTAACCCCACCCTTAGTATCAGCAGAAGAAATAGACCAATCTGTAGCTTTATTTCCTTTTTCTAATTTCCATCTTTCTAAAGTCATGTTTCTAGCGGTTTTACTATCACTAGGTACACTATTATAAAGATTTATATACCAGTGTTTACCATCTGGATTTCTATCTGCCATGGCCTGAGTTACTGTAAAAGTTTTAACAACATAACCACTAGAATTTGGAGTAAGAGAACCAGTTAAACTATTACTACCTCCACCCCAATAGGCCGCAACTGTACCTCCGGCCGGAGTATTGGTAAATTTTACTCCCCAAAGTTGAAGAGTATAAGTTTCTCCTGCTATTAAATTTTCAGCCAATGGAATTCTATAACAATTATATGTCGTTGGAACATTTACAATTAAAAACTGCTGTAATAAGTTTTCGCCGCCAAGATGTAATGGGTTTACATTATCTGTAGTATATACATTGCTTCCAGCCCCTACTGTAATTTTACCACTAACGGTAGCATTTGATGCGTATAAATTTCCACCCTTGTCAACTCCAAATTTATTACCAGCTATAATTCTCCAATCTGAAGCAGTATGACCATTAATAGTTAAGTTGTGGTTTGTATCATCATTACTATATATATAAATATAATTTGCACTATTTTTTGTTCCCGCCTCTATTCCACCATGAGCTAGTATTAAACCAGTACCGCTTAGTGTAGCTGCTTTAGAATTTGATGTATCAATATTATAAAAGGTTAGCGAAGAAGCATCTAATTTCATACCCAACTTACCTTGTAAATTTCCATTCGGTACAAAAAATGATAAACCACCACCCTGTAAGGCGGCTAAAGTATGTGCCCCATTTCTAATCCAAATACCATCAGACCTAGTTAATAGGTTCCCTTTATTTGGACCAGCCTTGAAGGTATCTTCAGCTTCCTCTGCTATATATGAACCCGCTGGTATATTAGCATTTATATCGGTTGAAAAATTAAAGAAATGCTGACGCACTCCACGCGCGATTGAAAGGGCTCCTATCGCATCCGCAGATACGCCCTGAGCTATTGACTTGGCTACCGCGGCATCGTAACAACTAGTAGTTAAAGCTTTGTTTTCAGTTGGCGCACTCCATATCTTTGTTGAGTTACTTAATGAAGTTTCAATACAAGTATAATAGGTACCATTAACTATATAGGTAGGTACTACAGAAGTCCAATCATTAACCCGATCTGTTGAATAAATAGTTCTACTTGGTTGAGAAGTAGAGGAGTTCCAAGTAATCTGAACTGGATTAGATGTATTTGTTTTTAACCAATATAACTCTCTGGTGCCGGTAATATTAGGAGCATCTGTTCCTACATATAAACTCCATGTCCATCCAGATGCATTATACGCAGGTGCTGTTTTAGAAGGACCACTATATACACCAATATATTTAGTTTCCGAAGTTGGCTGTGTTACATATCCCGAACCATTCGAATTTTTTGAATAACGAACATGTGTATAATATGAGGTACCATCTTGACCATTTGTAATCGCATAATCTACATTATTTACTGGGTCATGAATTATAACACCTGTTGAAGTTGGAGTAACTGTTGGACTTTTTCCATCTTTTCCATCCTCAGCTAAAATCGCTGGAGTCACCCAATTTAATAATGCAGTAGCCCCATTACCAATTGCTACTGCAGAACTAACCCAACATGGCTTACCATTTGATTGTGGAATTGAAGTACTCCACCCCGAAGGTGTTGTAAAGGCGCCAGAAGCAAAAGTATATGTTGTATCACTTGGTGTATTTGGTTGACCTACAGACCTTTGATATATATATACTGTCGCTTGATTGAAACCGGCCTTTCCGTCTTCTGCCATTTTAATAGGAGCAGTCCATTCTCCAGGCTCAATAATATCAGTTGAACCATTCGAACTAGCTACTGCAGCGGTAATCCAAATTGGTTGTGAACCGGTTAATTCTCCCATATTACGGGTCCAATTGCCAAGAACACCAGTTAATTCAGTAGTTGCAAAATTATATGTTAAATCTGTTGATGGTCGCGCTGGCGCACTTGCTGCGCGTTGATATAAATAAAGTGTTACAGTATTAATACCAGAAACACTATCGGCTACATCAACAATTGTTAATGAACCAGAAGAAATTTGTGCCATTATTCCTTTTCCTCCCATGGATAGAAATATTTCTGTCCAATTCTATAATATGGTTTATCTTCTAAACCTAATTTCCATTGTATCCAATCGAGGAGTGGCAGTGCAAATATACTAATTAATATCCACACTCCAAAGAACAATATATTAACTTGGTCACCTAACCAATGTATTGTTCCCCAAGTTCCTCGATAATCCCATATTGTAAAATCTCCATTGAATATAATACCGAATAGAAATTCAAAAGCCGTACAACATAAAGCCGATACGATAACTTGAATACGAAAATCGGTATCGAATTTAAGGAGATTATTATTTACATTTGCTATTACTAATCCACATAAGCCGGCGCATATAAACATCGTCCAATGAGTACGGCCACGCCAGAGTAGTTCAAGCATTATATATATAAAACCACTAATGTTAAAGATAATAAAAAGTGGCAGTATTTTCTTTTTTGTCATTGTAGTTGTCCTTCGTAGAGGCTATACGTAGAGTGCGGCCGCTCAACCTTTTTTACAGGTAAATTGAACCTACCTATAAAATAAGTTAACCGCGCGCTCTCAACGTACAACCTCAACGTATATCCTTATTTATTCCTCAGTTGTTTCTGGGAAATATTTTTTCTTTAACTCGTTTACAATCTCCATAGCCGGTACTAATACGGCATCAGCACGTGCTTGCCAATCTTCTGGCAGTGGAGTATCAAATTCGATTGCACGAATCTCATCCTTCGTTGCACAAGACCTTACCCAGTTAATTCTCATGTTCGTAAGAGTCTGAACTGTTGTCGAGAATATCTGGAGTGATATATAGATTGCAAGTATGTCAAGCGCACCATATAGCTCACAAGCCTGTCCATGTTCGTGATATGGAAGTGTTATTGTAAGGTCATCGAGTGCTTGAATTATAAATATAGCATTGAGAAGATTCGATTGGTCTTCTAAATCATAAGTGAAGTTTTTAGTTGTTCCATCTGTGAGTTGAACATCAGTACCAGCAAAAATTGTAGCTTCACCCATATCAGATAATTGGTCGATTTTCCATTCTTTATATTCATCAAGAGTCATTCCATCAAAATCAATAACTGGATTGACTTGTTCTTCGATACGCTGTACTTGTTGTACAAGATCAATTTTTGTCAGGTACACTGCGAGTTCATCGGCGAAATCATCAATTTGATTTGAATAGTTGCGTCCCATGTAGTTGATTGAACTGTATCTATCAAATTGAGTAAATACTGCAACCTCTAATCCTTCATCATTAGTAATTGAGATATGTTCAACGTTGGTGAAAGCTGCTTTTACTGCGGCGAGGTCATCTGTTGCAATAAAGAGAGCCTCTGAATTATAAGGGTCCCAATAAAAAAGTGGGAATTGAGTTGTGTGATTGACTGTTACATAATAGTGTGTCATTGAATTGTTCTCCTTTTTAATTTCTTAATTGCCCATAGATTGTGCCATCTGGGCCTATTGTCGCGCAGTTTTGATAGAGTGATTTAACGTCGTCGGCAGATAGGGCGGTTGCATAGATGCGAAAATCAGACAAATTACCAATCCATGAATTACCCAAAATTGAGCCAACGTCTCCATATACATAAGTTCCATAGCTAGAATCATTGCGTGTACCATTTAATACACCATTAACATATTGTTTCCATACACCAGAATCGAATACCCATACCACATGTATCCAAGTATCTTTTGGCATTACAGTACTAACCCATCCATGGTCTTCATATGTACTATCTGTAGCATGAGTCCAAGCAACTAAATAATAATTATTTACATTATTATAAGCTCTTATCCCAAGTTTTACTCCACCATTATTCCAATAATAGTGGTAATTAGCATCATCACTTGAACGTTTAACCCACGTTGCAAAAGTTAATTGTTTGTGACGAGTGGTAGAACTAAATATAGGTGAAATTGTCGCGGTTGTACCATTTTGAAACTCTGTACTTACCTCATATTTCGGCGTATCACTCGTCCAGCTAAATGTACCCGTTCTCGTTCCGTTGTTGCAGTAACCACTTATATCATATTCTATACTATCATTGAGACCCATTGTAGTAGCAAGCTCATCAGATACATTAGGACACCATGGAGTTGCAATTTTACCCTTTTCAAATTTTATATTTTTAACGTATAAGTCTCCAGTAAAATCACGAGCATATATATATCCTAAACGAAATGCCCCTTTTTTATATTCACTACCGCCATGAAGATACTGTGCCGTGCAAGTCACTCGATGCCAACCCTTATTATTATAAGTATTTACAAAAACATTACCTGCGGCCATACCATCGCCAGAATAACTACTGCCTCCATACCAACCACCAGTATTATCGGTATTTAAATAATCTCCGCTAAAATAAATTCCAACATAAGGATTAGTTGAACCCGCAGAATAATTATCAATTCTCATGTCGGCAGAAATGGTATACCAAGCCCCAGCTTCTGGTACCATAGTGTCTGGAATACTTAAATATCCAGTGACATTAGAAGAACCTTTTACTCCACTAAGATGTGCACATTTATATCCATCTTTAGTAGTTATGGTAAATTTTACGGTGCTTTGGAGCATTCCGTCAAGATTATCTTGACAAGAACCATTTCTCCATAAATTTTCCTGTCCCATTCCGCCTCGATTAAGTGGGTAATGGAGAATTAAACCTTGAGCAAGTTTTTTAATTTCAGCTTCGGAAAGACAGTGGTCATATAACCTTATATCATTCAAAGAAGCCACATAAGGAGAAATTGTAATTGTAGTCCCAGCAGGCTGGGTATTGCCACTACCGTCCCAAGTTTGAACCTCATATGAAGTAGCTGGTTTTCCATCTACATAATGTCTTGCCGTAGTAGTACTACCATTACTTGATTTTGTTACTGTAGTTACCAAATGATGCCAATTTGTTGTATCAGAACTAATAGTTGGGTTCGCACATCGTTTTCCGCCATCATTTTCATTCCATGACCACCTAGCCTCCGATGCAGCCCACCAAAGACCACAACTATTAGTACCTAATTTAATAACCCATCCATTGGTTACTTTATTTGTAACCTTAACCCAACAAGCCAAACTATATGATTTTCCATTTGCAAGCATAGTTGCAAGAGAAGGTAAATTGACCACAATAGTAGCATTACTAGTGGCAGTTAAACAAGAACCCAGCTTGCCTCCACTACTAATAGCAGTACCGCTATTTTGAGTAACTGTTGTACTATCTAATCCTTGTTGTCTTAAGTCTTTAGTTAAAGGCAACCAAACTCTTAAACTCATTCCTTTCCTCTCCATTTATTCCTACGTATACTGCGCCCGACCGATTTCCTCGTGTGTCACGACATGGTCGACCGCGCGCAGTGTACGTTCAACATCTAAAATTTTTCACTATTTAAATTATAGCATAAATATATCGTCTAGTCAAATTCTAACCATCTGACACACTACATTCCACGATAATTTTATTATCAATCATATCTCCGTCTATATAAATAGCCTTACCTGTAATAGACTTTTTACCATTATATGTAGTAGGTTGTCCACTCTTATCTCTAAAAGTCCAAGTGTAAGTATACTTTGGTAAATCTGAAGCCGGAGCGTTGACCCAATTGCCATCTACTTTTTTCTTTAAAACACAAGTTTTATTAGTACTATCCAAATGATAATAATAATCTCCACCAGAAGGAGGGGTTGTTCCAAAAATAGTGGTTTTAATTGGATCATCCTCTTGACCAGCAGTATAAATTCTTGCGTGAATCGCGCCTTGACCAACACTATTAATTATATATTCACCAATTGTAGAAGTTAAAACTAACTGTGTTGCGTCGGCACCTCTAGCTTCATCAATTTTATCTTGCCAAGTAATTTCTTTACCAGTATCTTCATCGTAGCCAAAAATCATCTCTTTAGCACTAATTTTAAGATGTTTTTCTCCAGACTTATCAGTATAAAAAGCAAGATATTGGGTTTTATCCCCTATATACATATTATCTGTATATATACCTTGAGTACCCGCCATATAAGTATTATATAAACTGTCCTTCGCCTTTTCATCAGATAGAATTGGTAAAGTGCCTAGTACTCCTTTATAGTCATAAGTAACCTTTATACTTTCATTTGGATCTACTCTAGTTTCAAACAAGGTAATCGCGCGAGCCGGTAAATTTACAGTATTATCAGAACTATTAACTCCAATACCATAATTATGAACTCCATTATCATAATCATCGTCTGTAGTTGCACGACCCATATCAATAAGTGCGCCGCCTTCCAAACTAGCTAATACATCCGCCTCAGTTTCTCCAGTTTGCTTAACCGAATCAATAAAAGCATCAGCCGCCGCCGCATCTTTTAAAGTAATTTCTTTAGTTGTTAAATTAACATTAGAAATTTCATATACATGGGTCAAACCATTGGTAGCTAAAATATCTCTAATATCTGGTTCACCACCATCGTTTGTATAATTACTAATTTTTGCCCAACTATGAGGTATTATTGTTTGAATATAGTAAGTTTTAGAAGAATCTACAGTAGTATCTGTAGTTTCTTTATAACTATGACTAGTGCGTTCATACCAACCTTGTGTTTTTGGATTACCGGATGGATTTATAACCTCATTATATTTAATTTTTGCAAATAAAAATGGTTTTTCAACTTCAACAATTAAATTGTTCCCACTTTTACGCGCGTGTTTAATGGTACTTGAAGGTCTAAATATAAATAATCCACCGACCGCTTCGATTTCAGCATATTCAAATACCGCAGTCTTAATCGCACCGCGCGCAGTAATATTATTAAATACTGCATCTCCGCTGGAATTAATCATCCAACCATACGATGCTCCGTCTGAATAATTTGATGTTTTAATAATAGCTTTAGACCCATATGCTTGTGCAGATGCATTTGTCGCGCCACCGCTAATAACAATCCATGGATTTTCTTGCGGGTCTTGCGTCCTATCGCCAACAATTACAAAACCCTTAAAATCACCAGCGTTAGCATTAATTGTACCAGTAATACTTATATTACCATCATCACCAGTTTTAAAAACTGTTTGTCCAGCATTATTATTAATTCTAATTCCGTACAATGCTGGCGCTTTACCAGCTATAGGGGTTGTAACTCTATGACCATTAGTTTCTTCCCATTCTAACGCTCCAATTTTAATTTTTTCTTGTTGATTAGAGTTAATAACCTGAAAGTCATTTTCTGAAGTAATTTGTACTTTTCCACCACCGGTATATGAATTTCTTATAAAGAACCCGTCCCATGTAATAGCAAAATGTGCTTTCTTTTTAACATCATCTATAGATTTTGCTAAAAAAGAACCATTATTTTTTATTCCATAAAGTCCATATTGGTCATAACGTACAAAAGTTTGTAAATCATATATATCATCTTGCGATAGCTTATAAGCACTAATACCCGACTTATCCCATCGAAAACTTGGATTAGTTTCAGAACCAATAATAACTTGTTCAGTATTTAACATACCAGTATATACTGTACCAATATTAATTCCTCTTCCATCAATCGCAGTAGCCCAGGTCTCACCGCCATCGGAAGAAATTCTTAATCCTTCACTATTAAGAATAACTAAATTAGAACGATTGGTTAAATTTTGAACATATATTGCGTCTCCGTGTATTTGAATTGAACCATCACTTGTTAAACTATATTCTTGTCCTGCAATATTATTTAATGCCGCCAATAAAACATCTTGATTAATGGTGCCATTAGCATCCATTAAAGTGCTAATTTTAGCATAAGTGGCTTCATTATATTGTACTGTTTGAACCGCCGCACTTATACGTTGGAAAAAATCTTCAAAACGTGTTTTATAGTTCTGGACAGTAATTACATTTTGTTCAGGAGCATCTAAATGCCATTCAACCTCAGATACAATAACGGTTTCTTGCGCCGGTGTTAATACTCCGTTTTTATTGGCCCAACCAAAGAATTCTGTATCTTGAATATATGTTTTATCTCCTGCATCAAATAAATAACCATCAAACCCTTCTAATTGACTTATTTCAACTACATTTATCGAATAAGATACTGTAGGTTGAGCAGAAGTATTACTTACTTGTAAAGCATCTAAATAATATGACTCAGAATCTATATAATCTGTAGAACTCCATGTTCCCTCCTGGATAAAACGACTATATTTATTAGTAAAATTCCGTATGACGGTTTTCTTTTGTTCTAAATAATTATCAAGTGTAGTTTTAGCTGTTGCAAGCTTAATTTTAGCTTGCGCCAATTCCTGTTCTTTATTGGTTACTAAGCCCGCATAATTATTAATAACAGCAGAAGTGTTATATAATCTACCTAATAAATCTAATATTGTTTCTTCTTCTGTTAATTGGTCATCTATTTCAAGAGTGGTATGTCGTTTTTGATAACTTTCGTATGATTCTTTGGTTAAATATTCAAATTCTTCTAAAGCTTTATTTTTTTCACTTTTAGCAGAATCTACCAATTCACTATAGACATTTACTTTACTTTCTATAGCTGTAATCGCAAGTTCTAAATTACGACGTTCTTCTTCTTGTTTTTTAATGCTATTATTTAAATTATTTAGTTGTTTATAATATGTATCTTTTTCTTTTTCTACCTCTGTTCTGTTTAATAAATTTTGACTATAATAATAATCAAAATTTAAAATATAAGATTCACCACTTAAATTTGATGAAGCATTAGCAATTGATACAAAACCTTCTTCGGTATAATCAGACTGAGACTGGTCAACAATTAATTTAGTTACAATTTCTTCAGAATTAACTGTTCTTTCAATAGAACTAAGATTAACTCCATATTTAAAACCAGCCCAATTATCTTTGCCGGCATATTCTCTTAAATAAATATATTTATTAGGTTTGCCATTAGTATAAGTAATATATCCATTACTATCATGTCCAACTACTAAATCAATCCAACACTCAAATGTCTCAGCAATTGATTGTAAAATATTAAAACAATTAGAATGAGATTCACTAATCGTTAAATATTTTTCTGAGCCCTCATTATACAAAGGAACAACATTACTGGAAGAACCCATTGCTGCTTTTAATTGTTCTGGAGAATTATAAGTTTTCACTTCATCAGCTACAGCATCCGCGGCTGGTTTCACATAATAATACTCTACTGGATTAGAGGTCGCCGTTGGAATGTTTCCAATTAATACTGGACTTCCATTAGCATCTTTAACATATCGAGTAAACTGAATATCTTGAATAAAATAATCCCCACCAGTTGCATCTGTAGTATAAATAAAAATACCATATTTTTTAGAACTATCATTTAATTCTGCTTTTGTTACGCTCTTTTGCGCAGTACCTATTAAATAATAATATGGTAATCCATTATTTTCAGTGGTTGATACAAAGCTTTCTGTTTCTCCATCCCACCGATACATGGCACCATCACTTTTATTTATATAAATATATCGAGTAGATGGTGTTTGTGGAACATCATCTATTGTATAGGTTTGTGTTTGTGTATTTATAACTCCTCCTGTAATTTTATTGTTTAAAGTTTGAGGAGTACCTTGAATTTTCAAAATAATATTATTAGGGTCAATATGCTTATAGTAATAACCAAAAGTAGCATCATCTTGAGTATATTTAGCAACAATTATACCTAAAGTACTCACAGGTGTTAAATTATTAATAGTTCCTTTGCCTGCGCGCCACCTAAAAACAAATTGTTGCCCTTTACTAATACTATCTATAAGAGTACTATGATTATCAATTCCACTATTAAAAATAGCATTATAATAATTATTGGTTAAGGCCCCATTAAAATGAACCTTTAAAAAACCCTCTAATTGTGAAAGATTATTTAACGTAGCTAATGGTTTCCCAGTACCCAATTCAGGCTTACTAACTAATTCTAATTTTTTAATACT